GCAACGGCGCCCATGGGCGACTTTTGAGGCGTCCCGCGGCTGGCCGGCGCCATCTGCGCCGACTTCCCCATCATGTTTCCCATCATTCGAGGATCCCTGTTGCCGTAGAACATCGCTAGTCTCTCCCTTCCAACGCCGCATACGTGTCATCGAGATCGGCACTCACGTTCCGCACGCGCCGCTTCGAGCGGCGGTCGCTCATCATGCCCACAATTGAGCCCGCCACCTGGCCGACGCCGCCGAGCACCTCTCCACGATCTGCACGTCGGGCTTCCCGCATTGCTTCGTCGCGGCGCAGCCGTTCTTTCCAGCGTTCTAGATTCAATTCGTACTGCTGCAACGCCTGGTCACCGCGAGCGATCTGCCCCTGCATCCCCGCGTTTGCCGCGTCGAGATCGACGCCCGCCGTTCCGAGTTGACCCTGAATGCCGCGGTCCATCGCCTCGATGCTCTGCGCCCCGAGCCCGAGCTCCTGCGCGTCGCGCTGCGCCTGCGCCTGCAGCTCTGCATCGGTGAGAAACTGGGATTGACCACCCTCGCGTTCCGCCGTGGCTCCGAAGATATCGGCCGCCGTACCCATCGCCCCGAGCTGTTGCTGCCGAAACGCCTGATCCTCGGTCGCTCGTAGCTGCGCCGCGTCGTTTGCGGCTGCCGCCATCGTGTTTGCGTTCGCGCGCTGCGCCTCACCGAGCGAGTTCGCGCTTTCGCCGAAGCCCCCACCGGCGCGCGCGAGCGCGAGACTCTGCTGCATCGACTGGTTCGCGCCCTCCTGCAGCTGCGCCTGCGCTGCACTCGGCCCCTGCGGTCCCTGCGCGAAGTCCTGCAGCCAATTCGCGGCGCCGACCTGCTGCCCACCGAACGCCTGCGAGCGCCCGAAGTTCGTTCCGGGGGTCGCGCGACCCTGAACACCGCGTGCGGCACCCGTGAGCTCCTGCCCATAGCCGAGCATCTTGCCGGCGTCCGCGTGCGTACCGGCGTTCCGTTGGCTGAAGTTTGCGAGCCAGTTCGGATCTTGTCCGAGCTGGTACATGTTCGAGTCCAGCTCCGGGCTCCCCGGCACCTTGAACTTGCCGTGCTTCGGCTTGGTCTCCGAATTCATCCATGAGCCGATGTCACCGAAGATCGACATTATGCCCGCCTTTCTGCACCGACTTGGGGCCGACCCGTGAGGGAATCACCTTCAAGCCCGAGCGCGAGAAGCACCACGCCCTCGTTCGGCTCGTCCGTCGCCGACGACACCGAAAAACGCCAGCCGAGGGCGTTCACGTCCCGTTCGGGCATCTCCCACTCACATAGGAACTTGTCGCCGGTCTCGTCGTGCAACGTCTGCTCGTCGAGCTCGGTTGGGTCGCTGTAGTGCCCGTCGACGTAGAGCTCGGTCGTTAGCGTGGACTCGGCGCGGAATTCCCCGAGCAGCTGAAACCGCTTCACCGTGCCTCGGCTCATGATTCCGAACGGGCGAGCGTCGGCGACCGTGATCGCCATTGGTACCTCCTCCACGCTTCCCCAGTCGGTCGGGTCCTCGATCCGAATGTTGGTACCCGTCCGCGATGCAGCCACGAGACGTCCGTCCCACGTCGTGAGCACCTCGCCGATTGAGCCAGAATCCGCGAACGCTGGATCGATCGAGATCCACCGCTCCGCGTCCAGGTCGAACACGAGCCGCACGCCCGGGTCGCTCGCAAGAGCCGGATCGATCGCCGAAAGCACGAGCAGCCGCTCGCCGAGTCGCTCTGCGTCGGCGAAGTCAGAGCCGGCATGTCCCGTCACCGTCGCCGAGATCACCCGACGCCCGCGCAGTGCATCCTGCACCGGCGACGAGATGAGGCGCGGTTCCCCGAAGCCGCGGGGCAAGATCTCGTAACCGCGCCGCGACTGAAATCCGAGCCCCGCAGGCATCTCGACAATCGAGCGGAAGTCGATGCACCCCACAGTCGACGGGAGTCGTTGCGGCGTCGCGACGCCGGGCGAGCCGTTCGCTTCCGGACCCGTTCCGGGCACGAGGTAGATCCCCGTGAGCGTGAAAAGCACCGTTGCGTTATCGAGCCACGCGCCACCGGTGCACGCCTCCGGCAAAAGGCAGCGAAACGCGCCGTGCCGTGTGAATTGCGCCGGCTCGTTCGGTACGCTCGGTTTGCCGCACTCCACGATCTGCGGGTTGAACAGCCCGCCAACCCACGGGCGCCCCGCACCCACCCACCCGAAACGGTGGGCCGGCGCCGGCTGATTCGCCTTCGTTCCGCCCACGTCCGTGTACACGGGTTCGTGCGTGCGCGTCGTGGCGTCGCCCGTCGTCGCCGTGAAAGTGATGATTCCGTTGGCCGAGTCGCCGACGCCGGGGGTAAGCCCCGCGTCACCCGTAAGCCGCTGGAACGTGTTTCCGTTGCCCACCGTTCCGTACACGTGCACGACCGCTCTATTCGGTGGCGACGAGAATTCTCGCTCAGTCGTGGGCGCCGTCGAGATCTCCAATTCCACCGAAAGATCGGTGCCACTTGGCGTTGCGGTGGCGATGTTCGACGGCGCCGAGCGCGTGCGCAGCCCGTCCGGCGTGACGTACTCGAATACGGCGACGAACTGGTACAGCGCGCTCGTCGTAAGGCTCCCTCCGTTGACAGGCGTGGCCGATAGGATCGCCGGCGCGTACATGAAGCCATTCTCGGAGCCGCGCGCGATCGTGTTCAATCCGACCGGGTTAATCCGCGAGCTCGGCAATTCCTGCAGCCCACCGCCGAAGACAACGCCCAAGCCTCCCACCTCGCCGACCTGCCGCCCGCGTCCGTCGAAACCCGCCTCGGTTTCCCACTCGTAGACGACTAAAGCCGCCGTGCCGGCCGACGTCGGCGTTCGCGTCCGAATCGTCGCAAGCGCCGGGAAGTAACCGCGCGTGCTCGCGCGAAAGGCCACTTCGGGTGGATGAAAGCTTTGCTGCTCGTTCGAACGCTCGTCGGGCGAAAACTCGGGCTCGAGGAACATGCCAAAGCTTGAAGGCACATCCTCGTCCATCGACAGCGTCACAAGCGTGTAGCGTCGCTGCGTTCGCCAAGTGGCGCCGCAGTCCGTCTGCAACCAGATGCTCATCTGCGACGTGTCGCCGGCCCACGGGCGAGACGCGATCCGCGTGTGCCACACGTACGCATTCGCCGCAGGGATGAGCCCTAGCGACGTGTCGTAGGCTCGCACCCGCGTTTGATACCGCGTCGGGGAATTGAAGATCTCCTCGAAAACCAGCCAAACGCTCGTAGCGTCGCGCCTGGTCATGACCGCGGGCGTAGAGCCGGGTGCGTTCGTCTGAAAGTTCGTCGGGGCGAAGATCGTCGAGGAGAGATCTTCCGCGAACGCGGCGATCTGCTGCACACTCGCCGCCGTCTGCGAGAAGGTTGCAAAGATGTTTTCCCCGTCGGTCCCGTACACCGATGCCGCCGTTACGTCATTGTCGAAGCAGGCGACCGTCTGGAAAGCCGATTCCGTGAAGTTGAGCGCGAAAAGGCTCACGCGGATCGTCGTCGCCGCGGTGCGGCGCACGCAGAGAAAGTGCGTGGAGTTGAACGGCGCAGTGTCGTAGATCTGGCCCGCAGTGTGTTGGGTCGAAAACAGCGAGCCACCCGAGATCGCGAGCGTCGTGCTGTTGATCGTCGCCCCGATGAGCTCGCCGGTCGAGATGTCCCGCATGGTGAGCACGAAGGTGCTGCCCACCGCAAAGAGTCGCGGCCGATCGTTCCCGAAAAAGGTGCCCGCCGCCCGCCGGAGCCCGCTCGGATCCATAACCGCGACTTGCACCCCGTCGCCGTCGTAGTGTGCGGTCGCGACGTAGTCTCCGATTGCCGCGCACGCCGAATGAATCACGCCGCTCGCGGCATCGGTGAACGCACCCCAGTGCGCCTTGACCGGGCGCGCTCGCGACGCCCGCCCCGTTTCCACCCACGTATCCCCCGTGTTCTGCCGAGCCCACGCACGCCCGGCCATGACCGCCACTTCGCGCCCCGCGGCGTACCCGAGCGCGTCACACGGCCCTGAAAAAACCCCCACCGACGCGGTGACCCCGGCGTCCACCATGCCGTTCGCCTTTGCGATCGCGTTCTTCCGCAGGCGCACGCCCGTCGCGTCGACAATGGAGCCGAGCGGCAACAGGGCGCGATCGACGTCCTGCCGGATTCCGGGAATCAGCGGGATCGGCCAGATCGGCTGTCCCATCAGAGTGACCCCCACCAAGCGCCGAGCCCGTCGTCGACGTATTCCTTGAACCCGTACGACCCGCCGAACGCTTGCGTTTCCACGCTGTTCACCGTCTGCCCGGACGGCGCTTGGACGGTGATAGAACCGGACCCGCCCGCGAAAACCACGCGCACCGCGAGCCCGCCCGTCTGCTCACTAGACGCCGGAAGCACGATCACCGTGTCGGTGTTGTATCCGGCGAGAATCAGCTCGCCGTGCGCAGCCTGGTAAAGCGCGTCGGTCACTTTCACGATGCGCCACCGCTGCAGAAAGTCGCGGTTTACGTCGGCGAAGGCGTCCTCGAGCGCCTGACTCTGGCGTTGCAGGTCCGAACGCAGGCGCACGGGGTCGTGCGTCGCGAATTCGCGAATGCTTCGGTACTTCACGGCACACCCCCGAGCCGGCGCCACGAGCCACGCCGCCGCCCTTCCTCGTATACGACGTCACGCACGCGCGCAGGATGCGCTGCCGCGCGCTCACCCGCGATTCTCTGAATCCGCTCGAGCTCGCCGTCGTACAGCTGCCGCACCGCCGTCGTCGAGTCTCCACCGATCGTGAGCATCTCGAGCGCCACGCGAAGCCCCACGAGGCGTTCCCACCCGTTGATCGAGTCGAAAGTCGAGTCTTCGGTCGTGAGATCCGAAAACGTCGGGACGTGGCGGATCTCGAGCGCAACAACCGCCGTCGGGGTCGGGAAGAACTCGATCACCGACCCGCGCAGGCGAAACGCCTTCTCGGAATCCCGCCCCCACACGCCATACCGGACGAGCCCCGCCCGATCGTCGATCGATTCGAGTGCATCCACCGGCTCGAGATCCTTCGGTCCCCACCGCAAGGCGAGCGAGAGCAGCCGGAAAAACGTCGCCGGCAGGGCCACCGTGGAAACGCCCGCCGCCGTCGAAAGCGACGTGTCGACCGTCTCGTAGTACTCGTGCCCCTGCGCACGCACCAAAAGCTCGTAGAGCTCGCGCAGGGCGAGGTTCACGAGCCCGTTCACCTTCTGGTTTTCGATGAACTTCTTTTTGCCGCCGCCCGGGCGCGAGTCCGCGTAGAGCCGCGCAATGTCCCGCACCGTGGAAAGCTTGACGCTCGCCACGGTGCGCTACGCCTCCTCGTCGTCGCCCTCGTCGTCGTACAGGCCGCCCGACTCCTCGTCGTCGTCGTCGTCCTCGTACTCTTCGCAGGCTGCAAACGCGTCGGCGAAAGCATGGGCGGCCGCTTTCCAGTCGCCCTTTTTCGCTGCCGCGAACATGCGTTGCACCGCCCGGCGCTTGGCCGCCATCGGGCTCCCGCCCTCGGTGACCGGCAGATCGTCGCCTTCGGCGTCCGATTCCGGCTTTCCTGCGAAGTCCTCGAGCGCCATCAGACGGCCACCGTGGAAAGCTCGAGCTCGAGCTGCACGTTGACCCTGTTGTCCGCGTTCGCGGCCACCTCGCCGGCAGCAGCGCCGCCGGCAAGGAGACGGATCGGCACCTTGAGGTTATTCGCGGTGCCTTCCGTGTTGCTCGTCACGCCCACCTGGGGGAAGGCGTCCGCGCCGGCCGCGAGCTGCGGCGTCACGGTGCAAGAGAGGATCTTTTGCACCGGATACTGCAGCTCGATCTCGTATGCCGACTGCCCCGTGCGCGTCACCGCGAGCACGTCGTCGTTCGGGTCCCGCCAAGTCGTCGGGTTCGCGGCGCCGTTCGGGAAGAACGAGATCGCCACGCTCCGACGCTCGACGCCGTTTCCGCGCACGGGGTTATGAATCGGCACGCCCATGATTACAGCCTCCGAAGGAGAACGGTGATGTTGCAGATGGGCACGACCACGCCGGTACCCGTCTTCGCGATCGACAGGAAGAGGTTCGCGCCGGGGCGGAGCCGTTGCGCCGTTCCGAGCACGCCCTTCGTCCCGACCGTCGAGAGATCGACACGCTGGCAAACGTCCGTTGCCCACGTGTTCGAGCCCGGCGCCGCCACTTGCGTGGTGACCGACAGAGCCGCCGCGGGCGCCCCGTCCGCCGCGTCGTCCGTTTCCACGGCGATCGTTGCGTAGTTCGCGTTATCAGCGACCAACGCCGCGTTCGGCGAAATGAGGAAACCAACGACCGCGAGATCGAAGTCGAACGGGTTCGAAAACGACCCGTTGATTCCGTTCACACCGTTGCCCTTCGTCGACGCCGTGGCAGTACCCGCCGCGCCGTCCGCCGCGGGTTTTTGGAAGGAAACAGCGAAGTCGAAAAGCCGGTTTGCCGTTCCGACGCCGCCCTCGTCCTGTGCGAGCTCTCCGCCGATCTTCTTGATTACGTTTGCAGGTTGACCCATGACGTCCTCACCATGTAACGATCACCCAGGCGCCGGGCCCGAGCTTGTTCGCCGTGTCGTCCGGCATGAAGTTCGCGTCGCCACCGAGCCGGCTCTGGTAAGCGTCGTCGGAAGCCGATCGCAGCATCGGCCCCACCTTGTCCTCGTTCAGGATCTGCGGGATCTCTCCCTCGCTCCGAAGCACGTCCTGCGCCGGGTCACCGACCCACGCATTCCCGACGGGAACGCGGTTCGTCGCGAGCACCATGCACTCGCCCTGCGGTGCAAACACCGCGAGGCCCTTCGCGCCGATGCCCTGCTTTCCGACGTTCACCTCGCGCACGTACTTGGAACCGACTTCCTTGACGATCTCCTTCCAGTCGACGCCGTTGGTGTAGCAACGCGCCGTCTCGGTGTTCGCCATGTCGCCGAGGGTCATCGCCTCGATCAACGTGTGCTCACGGAGACCTGCCGACGGTTGGCGCCAGCCCGACAGCTGCTCGACCGCTTCCGTGCGATCGACGCCGAAGTGCGAGTCACCACCCGTCGGGGCCGTGATCGGGTTCCAGCCGCGCTTTCCCGTGAGGGACACCGCGTAGAAACCGGCCACAAAGATGAAGTCGTTGACCGTGATTCCCGGCACCGTGTTCAGCGCTGCGCTCAGAGTGAGCGTGTTCGCCGAATGGTTCACACCGGTAACGGTGAGCGTCGTCGGGACGCCCGCAACGCCACGCTCACCCGCCGGCGAGGTACCCGCGCCGCTATCCGAAGCGAACGTGATTTTCTTGCCGAGCCAGTTCATTCCGAAAAGCGCCTTCGCGTTTCGGAACGTCAGAACGTTCGACGCCAGGTTTTGCGACGCGCTGATCTGGCCCTTCGACCCACCGACGTCGTTCCATGCCGCGTCCGCGAGCACGGTGTCGAAGTCGTACATGGCAGAACGCGCCTGCGATTCGTAGCCTTTCAGCAGCGAATTCGGCTTGCCCCGCGCCTTGCGCAAAAACGAGCCTTTCATGCTGAAAACCGCATAGATCGTGCGGTCCGTCACGAAAAAGCGCCGTTCGGCGGTCGGGTTTTGGTTGTTGAGCGCCTCGGTGAACGAGCCGGCGATACCGGTCGTCTGCCCGATCCTCACTACGGTGTAGCGCCCTTCTCCGAACCCGCTCGTGTCTTTCTTCACGTCGCGGAGATACGGATCTTTCTTCCACCGCATGTCCGCCATGTCGTTCCCGAACAGCCTGCGGAGTAGGCTTACGTTCGCGGTATTGCTCGCTGATGCCATCGGAACCCGTGGGAGCGCGATCTCCGACGCGCGCCGCGGGTGCCGAGCTCACTGGCTGTTCAGTCGATGAACGCGCCGAGCCCCATCCCGCGAAGCGCCTCCGGGTCGCGCGCAAGCTCGTCGATCCGTTCGTCCCGACTGAGCTCTCGAGCAGAGCCGGTAGAGCGATCGGCGAGGTCTGGTGTGACCGTTACGCCTCTTCCAGCGCTCCGGCGCTGGGCTACCGGGCTTTTTGCGGGGTCCCGAACCGAACTCCCCTTGCGGGGCTCGCCTGACTTTGCAGCCAAACGTGCGTTCAACTTACCGAGAGCGGTCGCCTTGTCAAGTCGAGCACCAGTTTTCTTGTAGTGATCGGTGATGAACTTCACCACCCAGTCGCCAACCTGCGCACTCATGGGCTCGCCCCACTTTTCGATCTCCGCGGCAACAAGTGGATACTTTTCCGCGTCGGTGCCGAGCTCGGCCGCTTCGCGCCGGTGGTGATCGATGCGCTCGATCTTCGCGTTTCGGTTCGCTTGCGCGTGCGCCTGCGCGCTCTGCTCCTCGCGCGCTGCCTGCTCCTGCAGCAGCTGCTCGACGGTCGCGCGCAGCTCGAGAACCTCACGGCTCGGCGCCGGCTGCTTCCCGTCGGCAAGGATCCCCGTGTTGAGCTCCTCGATCAGTTCGACGCCCGGCACCCCGGTCAGAGCCGATAGCGCCGCCAGCCGCTCGCGCGCGTTGCCCCGGCGCATCTGCCCGAGCAGCGCCACCATGTGACGCCCCGTGGCCTTTTCGTTTTCGATGCCCTGCTGCTCCTCGGTTTTCTTCGCGTTCCAGTTGCGTTCCCGCTTGTGCAGGCGCCGATCAAAGCGATCGAGACGCTTCTGCCGGTGCTCGGCTGCCTCGCGCATCTTCGTCGCGATCTCCGCGGCTCGCTTCACCCCCGCCGCCGTCTTGAGCGCCTCGGGTGCAAACGCCTTTCGTACCTCCTCGTCGTTCTGCTCGTCCCCGTCGTCGCCGGCTCCTTCGGCTTCGTCGTCGCCAGCCGCCGCTGCTTCGGGCTGACTCGGCTCTTCGCCTTCGGTCTCGTCGTCGGCAGTTTCTTCCGCGGCTTCGTCGTCCGTGGCTTCGGTCTCGTCCTGCTCTTCGCGCTCTGGAAGCTCCGCGGAGCCGTTCAGCATGTCAATCAGGCTCGGTGCCTCCGCTTCGGTTTCGACTTCGTTCGTAGCCGGCGCCGGCTTTGCGGCCGCGCCGTTCGTCTTTGCTTGCTGCGCTGCTTGGGTCATGGTCGTTCACTCCTATGCGGCCATCGGTGGGGCGTTAGGTAACGTCGGCTCGGGCGGGATCGGCGGTTCGGGTGGAGCCGCGTCGGGTGCGACTCCCTCTTGCGCCTGCACCTGCTCGGCCATTGCTTGTTTTTCGAGGCGATCTGCGAGCTTCCAGAAAGTCCGCACGCGGTCGATCGCTTCGGGTTCTTCGTGCTCTGCCTCGAGCCGATTGATTCGCGCCTTTGCCTTGGTTTTGGCGAGCGCGAGGTCCATGTCGGGCGTCGGGATCCACTGGTAATCCGGTGCACCCTGAATCGCGAGGCGCAGCCGCTCCTCGATGTTGTCTTGCTCGGCTTCCATATCGCCGCTGATCTCCTCGACGTCCGGCGTTCCCATCGCACGGCGCGCCGCGCGCGCCTCGGGCGTGTTCGCGAAGAGCCCGGCCGCGTGGAATTCCTTGACCTGGCGGAACTTCGCCGTGGGCGTCTGCGCGAAGAGGTTCGTCGGCCACGTTTTCAGGTGGTATTGCTCGCGCTCCATGTCGAAGTCTTTGATCTTGAACCGCTCGAGCTGCTTCGACTCGCCGAAAACCACCTCCATGTCGTCGTCGCGCTGCGCGAGCATTCGCAAGAGATCAACAATGATCCGTGCGTCGTCGAGGTGCGTGCGCTCGAACGAGTGAAAAGCCGCCGTGTGCCGAATCATCTCCATCTCGGCGAGATGCTCCATACCCGGTGCGTGCTCGATGCTCGGCGGCTTCACGCCGGCGAGGCTCATCTCGGACACGCCGAGCTGCTTCTCGGCCCACCGAATGATCGACTCCTCGCGCGCGAAGAGCTCGCTCGGCACGGCCTGCGGGGTGAGGTAGTACGCGGCCTGCCCGGCCGGCACAGAGCTTTCGAGAATGGCCGCGTGGTCGTTCGTCACGTTCTGCAGGTTTAGATTCGCCTGCTTCCAAACGACGAGGTGCGGTACCGCGTGCCGGCGCATGATGCTCTGGATCTTCTGCGCGATGTCCATGATCTCGAGCTGCGCCCCCGCGAGCGTCTCGGGAATGGATCGCGACCAAAAGCCCACCGGGTCGCGCCGCGGCTTGTACCAAGAGACCGGGATGTAATCGAGCGGCCACGGCTCCGCGACGAGCAGCCCCGCGCGCGTCACGATCACCCGCTTGCCGTCGTGCCCCGGATCGACTTCCGGATCGGGTTCGCCGTTATCGTCGAGCCCCCACGCCGCGGGGTTTTTCAGATCGACTTTCACGCTCGGCAGGTGCCAGAGCTCGGAGGCACGGACGAGATCGGAATGGTCGCCCGGCACGTTTTCGACGGGGTCGATCTGCTCGGGCTCCGCGTCCATCACGGCCTGCCACTCCTCCGACTCGGGCTCGAACATCGACGCGAGCACGCTGCGCTCGGGGTTCTGATCGTGGACGAATTGCCGCGGGACGCCGAGACGCGCCTCGCGCTCGGGAACGTAGAACTCCCATGGGCGCACACGCGACGCGACGATCCTTCGATTCGTGAAGTCCGCCGCGTACTTGATTCCGCCCGCTTCGAATAGGTGCCCGTCCTGACAACGCAGCATGCCGAGCTCGTCCCAGACGCCGAGCTGCCGCATGAGCCCCTCGACGGCACGCCCCGCGCAACGCGCTTTCTCCTGCAGCTCGTTGTCCCCGGCCTCGGTCAAGAAGTACGGCCGGATCCGGTTCCGGACCATCATCGACGTGAACCAATCCACCGCCGTTTGGATCAGGTTGAAGAACGGAGGCACGTCCTCGTCGCTCAAGCCCTGCTCCCACGACGCGCCCGACAGCGAAAGCCGCGTCGAACCGCCGTAGAGGAAAAGAGCCGCCTCGGCACGTGCTCGGCGCTCGAAGTGCTGCCGCTTGTGCAGCGCGTCGGCGAATTCGCGCGCGCGAATCGCCAGGTCTCTCGGATCCTTTTGCGTCCACCACGCGTTTTCAAGCATCGGCCGTCTCCTCGCCCCTCATGCTCGTGAGCTTTCCCTGCAGAACGCTCGCCGCCGTGTGCATCGCCGTGCGGAAAAGCGGCGGCCCGTCCTCTTCGATCGATCCCGCTTTCGGCGTCGCGCCCTCGGGCGACGGTGGCGAGACATAGGCAAACTGCACCGACAGCAGGCACCCGCCGCCGTCGAACGTCGCCGACGCGACACCGTGTTTTCGCAGCAGGGTTAGGGTTTCGTCGACGTCCATGGCTCACCTCGTCAGTTGCCGCACGAGCGCGCCCGTGTCGTACGTGCGCGGTCGTGCAGTCGTCGCGCGCTTGCGCGGCGGGCCCTTCTCGGGCTCGTTCGGATCCCGGGGCGCCCCCGGCGGAAACTTCATGCAAAGCCCGAGCGCCGGAACGAAGTCGCAGTGCCGGCCGTCGCCGCTCGTCGGGTAGCGGATCGTCGAGCCCTTCGGCGTCGGACGCTTCTCCACGCGCAACAGGTCCGCGCGAAGGTTCGTCACGTCGAGCAACGAAAGCCGCTCCTCGACGAGCACAAGCCGCACGAGCTCGCACATCTCCCAACGATCGTCCGCTAGCACGTGCATGCCGGCGACTCCGATCCCCACCGAATCCCCGATATCGGCGTACGCGTCGAGCGCGGCCTGATCGGTGAGCACCGTCGTCACGCCGTAGCGTGAACAGATGCCGCGGATCTCCTCGAGCACCGCGCGCGGCCGAAGCGGCGTGCCCGGGTTCCCGCGCCACTCCTCGGCCACGGCCACCTCGTACTGTGCTTCCCCGTGAGCGTTCTTCCCGACGTTGCCGAGTACGACGAGCGTCCACGCGTTCCCGCGCGTCGCCGGATCCATTGCCGCGACGTACTCGACGCCCTTGCGCCGGGGCCGCTCGGTGACGCTGCGCTCGATCGCGCGCATCACCGACTCGCTCGGAATCATCGCCTCGTCCGCGTCGGCGAACTCGCCGAGCACGTTCATGCGGTACGCCGAAGGCTTGAACCGCTCGAGCTGCGCGCAACGCTCCGGCGTCCAATACTGCGGGTTTAGCATCGGCCCCGTCGCCCGAATCACGACGACGTCTTCGGCCGGTCGCCCGAAGCGGTCCCGCGTCACGTCGTACACCGGACCCCACGGCGCCCACGGCGAGCCGATCCAAAACACGAGCCCGTCGTCGCGCACGCGCCCCTCGAGCGCGTTCATGGAGTCGTCGAGGTTTCGCACGCCCTCGCTCGAGCCGATCATGCGCGGCGCCTCATCGAATCCCGCCGTGGCCACCCATCGCGCCGTGAGCGTCGAGCCCGAGCGCGACATGGCCATCACTGAGATCTCGACCGGTCGCCCCGAATCGTGCCGCGCCCAAAGCCCTTCGGCCGTCTCCCTCACGACGCGCCCCCGAAGCGCGGGCGTGCGAAAAAGCGCCATCGCGTGCGCGTAAAGCTGCTGCGCCGTTTTCTTCTCGGTCGCGACGAGCGGCACGAGCAGCTCATCGCCGGGCGACAGCGCGTCGACGTCGCACGAGAGCGCCGCCCGCGCCCCGCGACACGCCATGATCGTGCTCTTCGCCCCGCGAATCGCCGCAAGCACCACGAGCAGCCGCGGCACCTTCTCCGGCGGCTTCGCCCCGCCGAGCGCCTTCTGCACCTCCGGCTCGTTCCACAGCGCCCCGAGCGGCTTCCCGTCGGCGACGCGGCAGATCATCCTCTGCACCGGCGTCGCCGTCTTGAGCCCGTACGCCTCCGACGAGGTTAGAAGCTCCTCGGTTAGCACCCGTGGATCTCCTCGTGCGGGTAGCTGCTTCGGAGCGCAGGCACCTCGAGCGCCACGACTTCCGGCGCGTACGGCTCACCGCACCCGCGACACTTCGGATCGTTCCGCCGGTGCGGCAGACCGTGGCACCAGTTGCACCCGTGGTACCCCGAATTCTCGCCGCGAAGCCCGAGCGTGAGCGCGCGATCGAGCCGCGAGTCGTCGTGCGGATCCGGCGGAAGCGCGTTCAGCGCTTCGTTCACTCCGAAGCGCCGCTTCTCCTCCGCGTACCGATCGCACCGGCGTTTTCTCACGCAACCCCGATGACTGCTCCTGCTCGCGCCTTGTCGACGTGGTCACGCACGCGAGTCGCGATCTCGCGCGCGGCCATCCGCATCTCTGCCCCGGCACGCCTCACTGCGTTGTAAAGCGCCCGCTGATCCACCGTGATCTGCCACTCGGCACCGCTCGCGCGGTCGAGCACTCCGACCACGAGCACGACTTGCCCAGACGCGCCCGAAAGCCGGTACCCGACGCCCCACCGCCGGGCCCGCCCGAGCTCGGAAAGCTCTGCACCGAGCGCCGCCTCGAGCTCGCGAGCACGAAGGTCAAAGCGCGCCTTCGTGATCGGGTCCTCGTCCGTCGGCAGATCGTTCGAATGGAGCGCGTCGAGCAAGTCTTCGTAGAGCTTGCCGAGCTTCCGGTCGTCGCCCTCGGCCATCGCCTCCTGGCTCTGCCGGTGCAGCGCCTCCACCTCGCGCGGGTCCGGCCCGTTCGGGTCGGGCTCGGGCTTCGCCACGGGCAGCGAATCGACGTCGACGAGTCCCTTCACGCGCAGCCGCCGCCCCGTGTCTTTCCCGTAGTCGTACCAGGGCCGCTTGTCGCGCGTGAGCGATGCCGCGTCGCCCGTGTACACCTTCGCCGTGGTCGCGGGGCCCGGATTCGAACCGGGTGCGGCAGGGGTATGGGCCCCGCCTGCGTCCAACGCTCCCCGCAGGAACGTGTAATTGTCCTCCGGCGAGACGAGGACGCCGCACACGTCGCATGGTCGCGCCTCGAGCAATCCGATCGTGAGCGACTCGGTGCCCGGCAGCGTGCACGCCTCGCAGAGAAGCCGCGCCGCCGCTCGTCGCTCGCGCATCTCGCGCAAGCCCGCTTCGCGCCGCCGCTCGTTCTGCTTCGCAAAGAAGCGCGCGCCGGTCACGGCCAGATCCTCCGCTCGCGTGCTCGCTCCGCGTCGCGCACCGCTCGCCGCCCCGGATTGCGAAACCCGCGCCCCTCTGACGCCGCTTCCACCCGGGGCCGCTTGCGCTCGGGCGCCGACTGGTAGTCCACCAGCGAGCCGCTCGGGGGCCGCATCCACCGCGCAGGACGGGCAAGCCCGGTCATTGGTGAACCTGCATGGTTACAGCGGGAGTGGATGAGAATGGCCGGAGGGGGACCCAAAGAGAACCCCCACCCCCCGGGGTGGAACCGGGACAGCCCGCCCTAAACCACCACCGCGCCGCTCGGGAATTGGCCGGCTGGCCAAGCGGTGCCGAGGCTGTGCTTCCGATCAGTGTCGATTTGCCTTGACACTCGATCGGTCTGTCAGGTGGATCCAACAGACCAGCAAGGCAGGCAAGCGGAGGGGCGTAGTGAGAGTCGGCTCCGCGAGCCGAATGCCGAAGCCTAAAACGGCTGTCGGCTGAGACGCTGTCGCGTCGTTGTAACGTCAAGCCGCCTCGCGAGAGCGCTTGGCGGGCTTCGTCGCGGGTTCGGTGGGTTCGCGAGTTTCGTGGATTACAACGAGCCCGCGGGGGATGCGAAGGCGATCGTCGTCCTTCACGACGATGACTTCGCGATCCTCGACGGTGATCGTCCAGCCGTCCGAGACTGCGAAGCGGGACATGGTGCCGAGCGTGCTCGCGATCGTGCCCCGCTCGTTCGAAACCTGAACGGAAGTAACTTTCCACATGCGTTCAGTGGTAACACGATGTGTCCATCGAGATCTGCAGGCGCTCGCCCCTTCCCGAGCACGCGCGCACACACACCCGCAGGCTCACGCGCGTGCAGATTACTTCGCGCCCATCTCGTGCGCGCTTCGAGCGGCGTTCGTGGCCCGTTCAAGCACCGCGCGGGCGCGTTCGGGCGCGATGAGGCGTGAGCCGACCTGAGGATCGTGCCGCGCGAGCAGGACAACCGCCGCACGGGATAGGTGCAGTGCGCGGTGCCGAAGAGGCGCGGGCAGGGTGTCGAGATCGGGCAGAGTGAGCGCTGCGGAGTGCGCGAGTGTCTCGGCAATGGCGCCGAGGCGACGACGACGACCGGCGCCACGTGGCCATCCGTCCTCGGGGGGCTCGCGCCACTTCGACGCGTCGCCGTACGCGCCCGCTACGAGCTCCGCGGCGAGCGCAACGACCTGCGAGGCGATCAGCGGGTCGGCCTCGCGTGGGAGCGCTTCTGCAGCGAGGGATGAGGTGAGATCGACGAGGGCGACGAGCGCCCACTCGGGTGCTTTCACCTTGAGCTCGGCGAGCTCGCCGACGACGCGCCCTTGCGCGCTGCCGGCGATGGACGTCGACGCGGGTTCCTTCACTCCGCGTTCGCCTTTGCCTGCTGGTGTTCCTCGAGCGCTTGACGCCCCTTCTCGGTGAGCGCGAAACGCACCGCGTCGGGCTCGTTCGCTTCCGCGGATAACGCAGCCTGTCTCGCCTCCTCGAGCGCCACGCTCAAGCGAAAACGATCGGGCGACGGGAGCGCGCGCACGAAGTCGCATAAATCGTCCACGGTGACCGGTAGTATCGAACTGCCTGGACCGCCTAAAGGCGGCGTACTCGTCTCGAACAGACACAAGAAAAACTTGCGGGTTTTCGTGGTGACTCTCTCGATGGGTGGCACGGTTATCATGATGCGTACATCTCCTGCTGGTGTTCGAGGTTTTCGAAACGAGAGCTCGGCCCGTCGAACGCGAGCTCATGAGCACCCGTGCCGCAGTTACGGCCCTTCAAGATCAGCACCTCACACTTCCCGTTCGGCTCGGCGCCGGGCTTGCGGTATTCGTCCTCGCGGTGCAGGGCGAGCACTAGATCAGCGTCGGCCTCGAGCGCGCCAGAGTCGCGAAGCTCGTCGAGCTCGGGGCGCTTGGCGGCGCCGCGCTGCTTTCGGGCGAGCTGCGAGAGCACGACGACGGTGCATTGCAGTTCCTTCGCAAGGTTTTTGAGCGACCGGGATATCATCCCGAGCTCGACGGCGCGCGTCGTGCCCTTCGCTACGTCGTCGCCGGTCATGAGCTGCACGTAGTCCACGACGACGAGCGCTAGCTTCGTGTCGGGGTGCTTCGCCCGGAGCTCGGCGTACTGCCGGCGCACGCGACGACGAAGCCGCAAGGGCGTGAGGGAGGATGCCTCTTCGACGGCGATCCGACACTTGACCAGGTCGCCGGCGGCCTGCGCGAGACGGTGCCACCCGTCGCGGTCTAGCTGCCGTGACTTGATGGCGTTGAACGGGAGCTTGGCCCACCGTGCGAGCGACCGAAACGTGAGGTCCTCTTTGGTCATCTCCATGGACTCGAACACCGTGCCGGCGCTCGGATCGGCCATTGCGATCTGCTCGGCGAGCTGCTGTGCCCACGCGGTTTTCCCGTGGCCGGGGCGGCCGGCGACGTAGATCAGCTGCCCGGCGGAGATGCCGTGGGCGTGCGTGTCGAGGGCGTAAAAGCCCGTCGGGCGCCCGAGCGTCGAGGGGCCGCTGTCGCGAATGCGCTCGAACGCGCCGGGCACGAGCTCGGCGTACGTCGTTGGCCCGTCGGTACCCTCGCGTCGTGCCTCGGTCGCGAGGTACGCGCGCTGCTCGCAGGACTCGAGCCACGCGTCGACGTCGGGGAGCTCGGCCGTACGCCCTTCGGCGAGAAGCTGTGCCCACGTGACCGTAGCCCGCCGAGCTCGGTGCCACGAGCGCACGATCGCCGCGTGCTTCGGCAGGTGCGCAATCGCCGGGGTCTCATCCGAGAGACGCGCGAGGAAAGCCTGCCCGCCGACCCGCTCGAGCTTGTTCGACGCGCGGAGCTCGTTCGCCACGGTGACGATATCGACGGGCTCACCGCGTGCGGCGATCGTGCGCATCGCCTCGTGAACGCACCGGTGCGCGTCGAGGTAGTACTCCTCGGGGTCGAGCAGCTCGACGAGCTCGAGGGCCGCGTCGGTCGAGAGCAACGCCGCCGAAAGGCAGGCCGCCTCGGCGTGCGGGTCGTGCCGAGGGACGTCGGACACCTACACCCGCCCCGGTGGTCTAAGCACCTTGGGGCCGAGCGACGCTGCCCACGTCCGAAGGCCCACCCGCTCTTCGTCGGTAACCTTGACGGCGCCGGTCGTGACCAGGTTTTCGACGCCCGGATCGAGCCCGAGCCGCTCGTGTATGTTCGCCACCCACTCGTATTGGCGCTTCGTGAGCTTCTGGAAGCGCTTGTCGTCGAGGTTCGCGAGCATCTCCGCGAACGCCTCAAACGTCTTGTCGTCGAGCTTCCCCGACTCCACGCACTCCCGCAGTAGCGTGTGCCCAGACTTCATGCCGCGTCCTCTCCCGCTCGACGACGCCGAGCGACACCGATCCCAGCCTTGCCCCCGAGCGACGTCCCCAGGGCGTCCAGGGCGTCGTTCACTTCCTTGGGCGGTGGTACGACCGGTCCGGTGCGAAACGACGTCTCCGCGGCGCGTGGGCGCCCTTCCATGACCGGCGCGGGCGCCTCGGTCCCCTCACGGCGGAAAACCTCCGGCGTGATACTCGAAAGCCCGCGGCTCGCGCCACCGCTTCGGTACCACTCCGACGATGCGATCCGTTCGAGCCCCGCGTACACCACGCTCGGCATGTGACCCGCCCCGAAAAGCTCTACGATTGCCCGCGTCCCCGCGTCCCGCGCGTACGTCCCGAGCTTCGCATCGCCCGGCCGCCCCGTCCCCTTCGCGAACCGCTCCGCCGCCTGCCGCACCTCCGGCCAGTTCTGCGGCTGCACCGCGAGCACCCATTCCGGATCTCGTGCATTCGAGATCACGAGTTCTGCGCGTGAACAGACGCCGAGTTCTAAAGCCTCCGGAAGGCAGCTAGGACGGCGCTCGGTGGCACCGTCGTTGGCTCTCACGCGCGCGTTCTTGTTATGTTTTTCCTGATCCGGAGGGGGATCAGAGGGGAGTGCAGAGGGGGGACAAGGGGGAACCGAGACCGGCGTCGATTCGGTGTCGTTCGGTGTCGTTCGACACCGGTCAACAGTGTCGACAATTGGTGTCGCGACACCGTTCCGACTCCGCTTGCGGTGTCGCCGACACTTCTCGGCGTTCGACATGCCGCCCCTCGGTCCACGCTTCGGGGCCGGGTCGCGTGGCGTGACGCCTAGAACCGAGCAGGCGAGGCGATATAGCTCGGCCTCGTCAACCTCCGGCAGCTGCGCGAACGCGAGCGCCATTCGCCCACACGCGCGCAGACGGCGGGCTGCTTCGGCTCCGGTCATGCTGCCTCCGATGCCACGCTGATGAACGCGAGCCCCTGCTGCGAAAGCCCGTAGTTTGCTGCCGCAAAGGCGTCGTACTCGTTCGGGTCCCACGTCGTGGGTGTGAGCTGTTTCAGCACTCCGATCACCGCGTGCTTCTTGTCCCGGAACGGTTCGAACCCGAGCAGCAGCTTCCGGATTGCTGCTTGCTCGGCGTGCTCGGCGACGACGCCGAACACTCGGTAAAGCTCGTGCTCGACGACGCCGATTAGGCGGCTCTGCGTTCGCACCGAATCGCCCTTGCCACCGCGCGAAAGCCCGCCCTCGATGTACACGGCGAGCCCGCCGTGTCGGGCGGCCCATTCGATCCACCGGCACGCGTCTCGAGCGAGAGCGCCGGCACGCGCGACGAGCGGCACGCCGGGCTTGGTCTGCAGCGTGGCGCGCTTCACACGTCGCCAGTCAAGGCCCCAGTCACCGGGCACGGCAACGAGGCCGAGCCCGGTGTAAGAGCAATCTACGCCCACGATAACCATCAGGCCGCAAGCGTTTCGGGAGTGATGGCGAGCATGCGGTCCACGAGCTCGAGCGCCGACTGTTGGAGATCGAGCGTAATGGGCTCGAACTTCTTTTTCGCGGCGGCACTCGCGGCGTCCCTCGCGGCGGCACTCGCGGCGGCACTCGCGGCGTCCCACGCGGCGGCCCACGCGGCGTCCCTCGCGGCGTCCCTCGCGGCGTCCCTCGCGGCGTCCCTCGCGGCGGCACTCGATCTCTGTGCTTCTTTCACGACGGGCACCGCCGCTTCGAAAGAAGCGCGGTCGGAAAGCGGCGCGAGCGCGCGAAGCTTTTCCGCCTCGGGTTTGAGCCCGTCCACCATCCCGAGCCATGTCGGGGTGTAAACGCGTATGAACCAATCCGCCGCCATGTCAGCGCGGCGCCGCTCGACTTCAGGCGTCGACTTCGACCCGACGAGCTTCGGAATCAGCGGCCGAAGCAAGCGCGTTCGGTCGGCGTCCGATGGCAGCCCATCGTTCCAAGCCCGCATGAACGCCGCGAGCACGGGGCACGCGCACGTCGGATGGTCGCTCCACGTCTCGCCCGCGACGTAGGCGACTGCCTCCATGACGCACGCTTCGACCGTGCCGTTCGGAGGCGCGGGGTGCGATCCAGAACGCAGCTCGCGCTTGTTGATCCGCTCGAGGCGAGCCTCGTCAATCTGCGGCGTGCTCACGGCGACACCTCGGCAGCGCCGGCCTTTTTGCGTCCGCTCTTCTTGCGCGTCGGGAGCTCGGGCTCCTTCTCGTCGCCCTTCTTTCCCTTCGGCTCCTTCAGCCCGTTTTCGAGCTGCCGCTCGGCGCCCGTCATGGCGCGTTCGCTCACCACCGCCTTGGTGTCGAGCCGAACCTCCTCGACGCGCCCGAGCCGGTAGTTGTACCGGCGCTCGCAGTCGACGTCGGAGTACTTCGCCTTATCCCGCACCTCGTTCGAGAGCGACGAAAGCTCCGCGTCGAGCTGCTTGATCTCCGCGTTCGCGTGCGCGGTCGCGCTCTTCTGCGCCTCCTTTTTCGAGGAGCGTTCTGCCACGAGATGCGCGCACCGGTCGGCACGCTTCGCCACCTCTTCGGTCGTGAGCTCCACGCGGAGCTTCCGGGTAACCCGTTCGATCTTTACGTCGTTGATCTTCGATGCCATGCGTTCCTTTCCACGGCGCCGGCACCAGGCCCGGCACCGTCTGCGTTTTCAGTCCCCCTTGGGCGCGAGCTCGTGCGGGTCGGCCACGCGCGGAAACACTTCCTTATGTAGCGCCTCGAGCTGCTTGATCGCGCGGTCTGCCCGCGCCGCCGCTTCACCCGACAGCAGCAGCCGGCAGCGCACCAGCCACTCGGGCACGCCGTGCTTCAAGATGAGATCCCGGTCGCCCCGCCCGTACGTCGGGCCTTTGCCGTACTTCCGTTCGAGCTTGTTCAGCCCGTCGCCGATCTCACCCACGACGCACCTCGTTCGCCCGAGCGCGGGCAGCCGCCGCTACCCGGTGCAGCTCGTCGGCCACTTCGTCGGCGAGGTCCGGGTCGATCCAAAGCTCGGCGCCGTCGTCGGCGTTCCCCACGATGATGTTCACGGTGTCGTCGACCTGCTGCACGACGAGCGGCAGGCGCTCGCGCTCGGCACGGGTCGCGCGGAAGCGCCGGACTGCGGCGAGATCGACCGGGGCGCTCACCGCCGGGACCTCCACGTAATGGCTTTCAGGTGCTCGACGAGCGCGTCACGCGCGTACCGCGCGCGGAGCGACGGATCGCTATTGCCGTCCATGACCCGGACGAGGGCGTCAACCGTTCGAACGATGGTCAGCCGCTCGTGGGGACAACGCCGCCGCTTACGCACGGCGCGCCGCCTTCCCGCGGTACCGGACCCCCGGTACCATGAACACGCGGCGGTTCAGCACCCCTTCGGCTGCGAGCGCGAGCGCGTGCGCCGCCGCCGAGTGTCGCGTCTCTGTTACGTCCGCCGCCTCGCTCTGACCTTGCCCGTCCTCACTCGGCGTCGTAAGTGCACGAGACTCCTCGTCGTGCTCGTTCTGGTTGGGCCTTACAAGCCGGATGTCCGGGGTTCGAAACCCCGCCCGCCCACTCAGCTTTTCGCCGATCGCCTCCTCGAGCTGTCGCGTCATTGTTACAAGTTCACCCGCTCGAGCTGCGAGCTCGTGCGGTTTCGGCGCGTCGTACACCGCCTCGAGCATGACCGACTCGGCCGTGTGACCGAGCAGCCCACGCACGACGTCGCGATCTACCCCGGCGTTCCGGAGTAAGGTCGCGTGCGTCCGACGAAGGTCGTTCGGGGTGCAGGGGTCGATCTTCGCACGCGTGCACGCCGCTTTCAGGTCGCGCAGGTAGTTTCCGCGTGACCACGGCTTCAACGGCAGGTGTGCCGCTGCCGCCGCCACGAGCCCACGGAACGGGGGAAGAATCGGCAGGGTGCGCCGAGCGCCGGCAGTCTTCGTGCCGGCGACGTGGACGAGCCCAGCCTCGACGTCGACGTGCTCCGGCAGCAACCCGAACGCCTCGCCCTTCCGGACGCCGAGCCCGACGCACAACGCCACGAAGGCGCCCCGCTCCGGGGCGAGCTCACCGAGCAATGCCCCGAGCTCGGCAGCCGTGAGTGCCCGCGTCCGTGGCACGTAGCCGGCGGAAAGGTCGAAGGGTCGAAGCACCTCGAGATCTCCCGTGTACCGCCCGACGCGCTTCGCCATCCGTAGCACCGTGAGCATGACGCTCACTTCCTTCGTGATCGTGTGGTCTGACGCTTCCTCGGTCCGTCGCTGCCGCACGTACTCGTCGAAGCCTTCGGGGCTCCCCACACGCGCGAGCGCAGCGTCGTCCCCGAACAGGCGCAGCCAGTGCCCGAGCTTCGTCTCGTGGTACTCGCTCGACTTCCCGAGCCCGGCACGCGTCTCGCTCAACCGATTGCAGGCTGCTTGGAGGTTTTCCGCCTGCGCGGCTGCGTATGTCGGATCTTTCGCGAGGCGTTCGCGCTCCGCGCGGTACCCACGGGCAGCCGCAAGATCACGGCACCCGGTGGTTTTGGCTTTGCGTTCGATCGGGTCGGTTCGAATCCACCAGACGCCGCCGCGTCTAAAGAGACCGTCTCTTGCTTTTTTAGCCATGCTTCGAAGGTCGCCTTTCTGATCCGCCAAGAGTCTTTCCAGCGCCACCCGCCGAGCTCGCGCATGAGCGCGCAAGCCTCGCGGTTTCCGCACTGCAGGTACGCAACGACGTCGGCAGGGGTGAGGCAGTCGAGGGCATCGCTCACGCCGCCTCCCGGCGGGCAAGCCAGCGCCGCAAGATCACTTTCACTTCCGGGTCGGCGTTCGGGTTTTCGACGACGAATTGCGCCATCTCGGGCCCTTCGCCGAAGAAGATATCAGCCGCCGCCGAACGCTTCCCGGCGTGGTCCATCGATACCACGCCCACGCGCACCCGAGCCCCGGCCGGACGCAAGGCGCCAGCGGCAATGAGATGAGCGCGCAGCTCGGCGTCCGTCACCGGAACGCGCTCCGAACCGTGGACGCCAACCGCGCGAGGTACGCTTCGGGCTGCTCTTCGGAATGCCCACGGAATCGCGCGAGCGCCGCGTCGAGCTCGGCCGGCGTGGCGCGAAGCTCCTGCCCGTCCGCCTTGATCACGAAGTGCGATACGACCGCCTTCGGCGCCCCGAGCAGCTTCCAAAGCACGCTCGCGCACCGCGCCGTCGGGGGGTCGAGATCGAGACTCTGCCGCGTATTGATAGATTCGCTCATGGGTGGATCTCCGGTGGTGTGCCGAGCGCAAGCCCAGCCAAAAGAGCAACGACGAACGCGCCAAGCACGGCAAGGGTGAGGCGGTCGGCGAGCGACAGCGGCACCCGCTCGTAAAGCGGCCGTGGTAGATTAGGCCGCATGGGGAAGCTCCTCGCTTCGACTGGGCTGCTCTTTCTGGCTTGCGCTCAAACACCGTACGACCGGTGCCGCACTGCAGCCGCCTTCAATCAGGACCCGGTTGCCAGGCAGATTGAGCTCGGTAACTGCGAACAAATCGCGAACCGCGAAGCCGCCCAACAGATGCACGCCGAGGCCATGGCCGTGGAGAAAGAGCGCACAGAGCGGCTCGCGCCGCCGCCCGCGCAGACCGCAGAACCGCCGCTGAAACAGCCTTATCCGGAGCCGACGACACCCAGCCGCTGCGTAATCTGGACGCCCAACGACCCGACGGCGCCGACCGCTTTTCTCACAAAACCCGACGCGGTCGCCGACCTGCAGGCGGCCCGACAAGCCGGAGTCAGCGCCGAAGATCGGCTGCGACTCTTCGAACGCAGCGGCGGGCTTTGGGTCGAACCGGGAACGAAGTGCCGGTTCATCGAAGTTCTTCCGTCCGGCGTCGCAAAGGTGCGACTGCTCGAGGGCGTGCACGCCGGCGTCGACGGATGGATCTTCCTGCCGCGTACCCAAGCGAGCGCCGGACAGTAGGCTCACGCCGCCTCCGATCGCCGCGGTCCGGGCGCAGCCTGGTCCCAGAGGCGCCAGAAAACCCCGTATTCGTCCTCGATGTACGCACGCTGGACGGTGTCCGGGGTCCGGTCACCACTCAACCATCGGCTCACCACGGCCGGCCATATCTCGAGCGCTTTCGCGAGCTTCGCTCGCGCGCCGCGCTTGTTCAGTGCCTTTTTCAGTGCCAAAGCGCCGCGGTTCATTCTGCCGCAGGATTATTACCATAGAGAAAAGATTGTCAACAGAATAAATATTGCCAATGGCGTCAACACAGAGAAGCATGGGGATACCCGTGCCTAAGAGGATTCCTCCACCACCAGAGCTCGCCACACTCCCGGCCCGTCTGCGGTACGCACGCGAGCGATCCCAGATGACGCAAACGGCTCTTGCCGCGAAAGCGCGCGTTGCCCTGCCGCAGATCTCTCGGCTCGAAGCAGGCGAACGCGTCGCCGGAATCGAAGCAGCGACCATTATCCGACTCGCGCGCGCACTAGGTGCCCCGGTCGGATGGCTTGCCGCCGACGAGGGCGAGCTCGGGCAGATCCCCGTTTTCCACGAGGGGCGTGATAAGAGGCGGAAGCCCCGACGCGACTAACGCCCGCGCGACGTACGCCACCGATCCGCGCACGATCGCGATCGGTTTGCGCTCCCTCACGGAATACAGCGTTAGCTCGTATTCGTCCGCGGTTTCTTGTACAACACCAACAACACCGACTTGCCCCCGTTGCATGGCTAGTCACCTCGCGTGCATGTAAGCGAGCCCATTGCCCATCTGAGTTCGAACGACTCCAAGCCGAACAGCATTCCCCAAAAACACGACGCTGTGAAGCGTGTTTCGACACGCGTCGACGTCTTTTACTTGGGGCCGTGAAGGCTGACGCGCGGAAGGTGTTGAAAGCATTCGGGCAGCGGGTGCGCGAATTGCGATTGCAGACGCAGCTCACGCAAGAGCAGCTCGCAGAACGGCTCTCATGGCACCCGCGACGGGTGCAACGCGTTGAAGCGGGGGAAGCGAACGCCTCGATCGAGTCACTTGTCGAACTCTCGGTGGCACTCGGGGTGAACGTTTCAAGCCTGCTCGTCGCGCCTGGTTCCATCGAGCGGCGTCGTCCCGGTCGTCCACCGCGAACGCAATAACGGGGGTTCGATGCTTCTGGTGGGACCAGTTTCGTGCGCCGGCATTATTATCATCTTGACAAGTTTTTCAGAATGATAAGAATGCATGGACCATGGACACAGGGAAACTGCTTGGGCTCTGTTTTTTGGTTCTGAACGCCTGCGGGAGCTCCGTCGACGGCGGGGACCGTCCCCCGCAGGCCATCAGCTGCGAAGGCGGTACTCTTCGCGTACGCGGCGACGAGATCACCGAGGTACGCGCGGAATACCCGCCGGCGTCGCCGCCCGAGCGACTGCTCGCGTTTTCGACGTCACCGGGCACGTGGATCTCGAGCGAGCTCGATTGGACTGCATTCCACCTCTACGAACCGACGCGCGTCGTCACCATCACGACGACTGACGTCGCAACGGGTGAGAAGCTCTGCCCGCTCTGGGCCGAGGCTCTGCCGTGAACCACTGCAGCGGGTGCGGTGCGGCGATCCGGTGGGCCCTCACACCGAACGGGAAGCGCATGCCGGTCGACGCGACTCCGGAGAAGCGCATCGTGCTCGACGACGTGCGCACGGGCGACGACGCACCACTCGCGCGCGTCATTGACACCTACGTCTCGCACTTCGCCACGTGCCCGAAGGCGAACACGTTTCGAAAGAAGGGGGCCGCCGCCGGGTAACGGTTCGAGGGGTGCGCGTGTGGGCCGGAACCCCACTACCCCAAGCCCTGCCCACGCGCGCGCCACTTCGGCCCGTCACCCTTTTCCCAAGGAGCTCACATGCAACTGACACCCAGCGACGTCAACGCAATCAATAGGCTTTTGGACTTCCAGGCGCACGCGCGCGCGAACGGACGGCGCTGCAGCGTCGAGATGCACTTCAACGAAGACGACCACGCGATCGCGTTGAAGCTCGATCTCGGGGCGCCTGGTGCCTGCTACGCGGTCGCCTACGAGCCCACGGTGCCCGAAGCGATCGACCGCGTGCTTGACCAGGCCGAACGCGCGAGTAGCCCCGAGAAGCGCGAAACCGACCCCGTGCCGGGGCTCCCCGCGGACGTCCTCCCGGCGGAGTCGCCGTGGTGAATCCCCTCGGGCTGCTCACGGGGTCGAAGCTCGATCTCGGAATGGAGTGCACGCACTGGCTCACGCTGTCGCTTCCCCCCGACCGCATGGGCCGCTCGGCGGAGATCATGGGCAACCCGTTCCACGCGGACGCCGCCGCCGGTGGGCACGCTCCGCTCGCGGACGCGCACGAAGAGTACCTCACGCAAGAGCGGTTCACGGGCTGGCTCGAGAAGGGGCGCCCGCTCCTGCCAGCGACGTACCGCGAAGAGGTGGCCTTTCGAATCAAGCCCGACGGCACCGTGGCGGTCATCGGTCAACACATCGATCGGCAGTACGGCGACGAAGTGGGGATCTCCATGACGATCGACGTCGTCGGCGACGAAGAGATCGTGGACTACAAGACGGGGCGCCGGCTGCGCCCGGCCGCCGAAGCGTGGCAGCTCCGCGCCGGGAACGTCGTCACCGGAACGCGCAAGCGCGCCTTTCACTACGTCGCCGCCGACGGGTCGGTGGACGTCGACCGTCACGAAGCGACGCCCGCGGACGTCGAAGCCGACCGACACCGCCTCGTCGTGCTCATGGACACCGTGCTCCACGGGCCCAACGCGCCGAAGCCGGGCGCGCACTGTCGCGATCTCTACTGTCCGGGCCGCACTGTTTGCAACGCTTTCGAAGCGTTCGAGAAGGAAAAGGAGAAGAGACCCATGGGACGAATGACTATGAAAAACGTGACGAAGGGCAAGCTCGAGGAGCCGTTTCGCGTCCTGCTTTTCGGCACCGAAGGTATCGGAAAGAGCACCTTCGGTGCCGGCGCCCCCGCGCCGATCTTCCTCGACGCGGACGTCGGGACCGGCGAGCTCGACGTCGCCCGCTTCCCGAAGCCCGACACGTGGGCGGAGTGCATCGAAGCGATCGATACGCTGCTGAACGAAAAGCACGATCGGCAAACCTTCGTGCTCGACACCGCCGACGCGCTCGAGGCGCTGATCCACCGGGAGGTGTGCCGCGCGAACAAGAAGGGAAGCATTGAGGACTTCGGGTATGGGAAGGGCTTTCAGTACGCGCTCGACCACTGGCGCACGTTCATCGAGAAGCTGAACGCAATCCACGCGAAGGGAATGCACGTCGTCCTGCTCGCGCACGCTCAGGTGAAGATGTTCAACAACCCGGCCGGCGACGACTACGACCGGTATCGCTTGAAACTGAACGAGAAAGCGGCGGCGCTGTTGAAGGAGTGGCCGAAGGCGGTGCTCTTCGCGAATTACAAGACGTACACCCACGAGAAGGAGGGGAAAACCCGCGTGCTCGGGGACGGCTCGCGCGTCATGTACACCGAGCACCGCCCGGCGTTCGACGCTAAAAACCGGTACGGGCTCCCGTTCGAGATGCCGCTCGACTGGGCAGAGTTCGAGCGCGCGGCGCGCACGGGGCAGCCGGCCGACGCCGACGCCATCGCAAAGGACGTCGACGCGCTGCTCGCGCTCGTAACGGACGAAGCGGTCAAGAAGCAAGCGGCCGAAAGCCGCGAGCGTTGCGGCAAGGATGCACGGAAGCTCTCGCAGCTCGCGGACTGGCTCCGCGGCAAGGTGCAGAGCACGACGACGACGGCAGCTCAGAGCACGGAGGCAGCGTAATGGAAGCTGGAAAGTACAAGGCGAAGGCGATCGATCGGCAGTTCGGGAAGAGCAAGAAGGGGAACGAGCAGGTGCTCGTCACCTTCGCGATCACCGAGGACGGCCCGCACAAGAATAAGAAGGTCTATTGGTACGGGCACTTCACCGACAAGACGGCCGACCGCACGCTCGAAAGCCTCGAGCATTGCGGGTGGGACGGGGCTTCGCTCGTCGAGATGAAAGGCTTCGGCACGAAGGAAGTCGAGCTCGACGTCGGCCTCGAGCAGGGCGAAGACGGACGGGAGTTCGTTCGCGTCCGTTGGGTCAACAGGATCGGCGGCGGTGCCAAGATGAACGAGACCCTGGACGCCGGCGGGGTCGCCGCGTTGAACGAGCGCCTGAAAGGCGCGTTGCTCGCGCGCAAGGAGTCGAAGGCGGCCGAAGGCGACACGAGCTTCCCGCCTGGCGCGAGCGCGCCGAGCGGCGACGGGCCGCCGGTATGACCGACGAGCTCGGATCGCTGTCTGCGCCGGTGCCGAGGGATGGCGCCGGCGCGCGCCTCTTGCTCGACGAGGACCGGCTCGACGAGCTTGAAACGTTCAGCGTCGACGACGACACGCCGGACAAAGCGCGGGTTGCCCTTCCGGCGCGTGACGTGCGGGACCTCGTGCGTCTGATCCCGTGCCTCCGGGCAGCGCTTGAGCTCCGCGACATGGTCGTGAGTCGTAGCGACTACTCGGTGAGTCCGGCGCTTCAATCCGTCGTGCTTCGATTCGACGCCGAAAGGGGCGCATGAGCGACGCTGCAGCAGAGTTGTGGGAGTTGTACGCGCGCCGGTACCCGGGCGACCGTTACGAGCGAATCCGCGCGCTTCGGCGGCACGCCCGGCTTCTGCGCCCGCTCGACCCCCGGGTTGCGGACCAGATCGAGCGCCTCCCTGACGTTGCCGGCCTCGGGGGCCCTAATAGCCCTGTAGAGCGTCCTGAGGCCTGTTCGGGCGTCCAGGGTGCATCCAAGCAGGGTAAGGCCGCCTAGAGGGCGTATAGGGGCTCCGTCGGCCTACCTCAAAAGGCCGGCCTGCTGCAGAGCTGCGAGCAGGCTCGCGAGCGCCGTAAGAACGGCAGCAATCGCGCCGCCTGCTTTCGCGGCAGGCGTACGGTGCCACGGCGGTTTTGCCGCAATAGAGTCAGGGGAGTCGGTGTCGGGTCGGCTCATGCGGTGCGCCGTCTTCGCTGCCGCTTTCGCTGCCGCGCTCGCGACGACTTCGCTCGTTTCGTCCCAATCGGCGTCCGCGAGCTCGCGCAGCCCCCGCTCGGTGTCCTCGCGCATCCGGCGCCGGTCGTCATTCCGCGCCATTGGCCCCTGCTCGCTCGATGTGCCCGATCCTACCCTCGTGGTTGAAAAGCGTCTCCTCGTGGCGCTTGAGCTCGGTACCCGTGCGGGAGGCGTCCTGAGCCTGCCGCGTGAGCACCGTGCCGAGCGTCTTCCCGTGCTCGACGAGCGCGCGCTCGAGCCGGTCGAAGCGTTCGTCGAGTTTCTGCTCGATCCGTGAAAGAACCTGCTCGTTGCGGTCCAGCGTTACCGCGTTGCGCTCGGTGTCGTTTTCGACCGACAAGAGCCGACGGTGCACACCGTTCAGGACTGCCAAAACCTTGCGACGAATGCTCACGCTGCCTCCGGGGGTGGATCGGTCCCTGCGTACAGCTGTGGAAGCACGCGACGCGCCCACCTGTCCGCGGTTTCGGGCTGCTCGAGGTGCCCCGCGGCGTCGGCCGCGTCGATCACCTCGTTCAGTCGCAGGACGCGCATTAGGCCGCGCGTCCCGATGCTCATGGTGCCGCCGTACTGACCCACACGACGTGTGTTCACGCGTCCGCCGGGCTGCCCGTACTCGCCGACGAGCACGGCCGAGGGCTGCTGATCGTCGAGGAAAACGAACACGTGCGCGTCGGTGGCGCCGTGATTCGACCAAAGGATCCCAACGTCGCCCGGCTCGAAGCGAGCCGTCGTCGGCGGCTTTTGGATTGCCAGCGGGTCGAAGGCGAGGCGCGAGACGTTCACGCCCGACGTCCATCCGATGTGCTCGGAGCGATTGATCAGCGGGAGCCGCACCCCGAGCCGGTAGAGCATCCAATGAGCCAGATCCCCGCACGAGCTGTATTTGTTCGGGTAGGGCGGTCGGTCGCGTCCCTCGGTGACGGCTTGATACACGGGGTCGGTCTCGGGGCGTCCGGGTCCGACTTTGCAAGCGAACTCCACGAGTTCGGCCGCCATCTTGCGGTAATCGACGGGTGCTCTCATGATCCGGCCTCCTACGGGCTGGTAAACACACTCTTTTCGATGGGCACCGGGTCCTCGCATGCGGCGACGAGGGCGCCCTCGCCCGTCCACCGCGCGTACCAATCGCCATCCGCGTTCCCCACGTCGAAGTAGCCGCGATAGCGGCCCGTCGCTTGCTTCGTGACGTTCGCGTCGACGCCGAACGTGTACACGGTTTCGGTGCCGCTCGGGGCGCGCACCTTGAACTTCACCGTAGTGGGATCCGCGAAGGCTTGCGTGATGGCGTCACGGAATTCCACGCTGCTGTAGATTCGGTTGCCCACGCCGCTGTTCATGTCAGCACCTCACGAAGGTCTGCTTTGCGCTGCCGGCCGCGAACTCCTGCCGCGTAGCGCTGCCGACGAATGCCTGAGCGGTTTGCTCGCTTGAGCTCTCGAATTCCTGCCGCGCCCCAAGCGCGCGGAACGACTGCCGCGCGTCCGGTGCCACCGCTTCGGCATGGGCACACCCGGCCCTTTCCTGCACCCCTTGGTTTTGCAGGTTCTGCCGAAGCGGAATCAGCAGGAAGATCACGCATCACCTACGCGGCCGGCGCCTCCGGCTCGGCGTCTTCTTTTGGTTCCGGCACCTCGACGGGCGGCGCCTTGGTGATCGTGACGTAGTAGTCGCCGCCTTCGACGAAGGGCATCCACCCGGCCTGATGCGCGCCGTGCAGGATGAGCAGCCCGCTCGACGCGGCGACGGCTCCATTGTCGTCTTTGGCGTCGCTCTCCTTCGCGAGCTCGAGCCCGACCGTTTTACGACGGGGCGCCCCCGGCGCGTCCTTCTCGAGACGATCTTCGGTCACTCGCATTCTTAGTTTCATTGTTCTTTGCCTTTCTTCACGCGCCCACAAGAGCGAACGCGTGAGCGTTGACTGAAAAGATGCTTGTACACGCGGCCGTGCCGCCCGAGATAGCGCCGCCTCCTGACTGATCGGAAACCTGAAGACTGATGTAAGCCGAACCCGCGCCGTCGTTGTCGTGTTGCACACGGGTCCAATCGCCGCCGCTTTCGCCCGTCGCCGAAGCTACGTTCCCGCCGAACGTGGAACCCCCAAGGAACATGCACGCCAGGCGCTTCGCGCCGAGCGGCGTCACCGTCGCGCAATTCACGGGCCCGGCACCCTGGTTTGCGATCGTGGTAGCGGCCTCGATGAAAGACGTTAGAGCCACATCGCGGAACGTGTGAATTGCGGCGACGCTGGTGAAGGACCCCGTGGCCGTGAACGTGACCGTCCCCGACTCGCCGCCGCTTGACCGCGCGTTGCGCGAAAACACGTAGTTTCGCATCGTGTTTCCGAAGCCGTCGCCTTCCGCGACAAGAAGCTCGAGCGTCCACCCGGCTGGCGTGGCAAAAGTCTCGTTGTAACTGTGGATCTGCGCCAAAAAGCAGTCCCCGGCCGCGTTCGTTCCGTACGCCGGCGTCTTGTTTCCGGCTCCTGCCGAAGCAGTGCCGGACGCGATCCAAGAAGGCGTCGTTGAGGGGCCGCTGCTGAAACGCGGCCATCTCCTGCCTTGAAGGCGTTTCGCCACTCACGGCCTTCCTCTCTGTGCCCGAAGCTCTTCGAGCTCGGCGCGCACTGCGGCGAGCTCCTCGCGGATTAGGGCGAGCTCCGACTTCTCGGGACCCACCGGCCCGGGTGCAGGAGTGAAAACAGACCCGTCGAACGTGTCGCCCGGCGAAGCTTGTCCCTTCTCGGGACGCTCCGGGTCTGGATCGTCCGCGACGACCTCGCACCCTTCGGGCGGTTGCCACTTCGCGAGGTCGCCGTCCCACACGACGACGTTTTCGACGCGACCATTACGAACTACTGCCCAGCGATTCATTGGCTCCTTTACCCGTACGCGTCGATCCGAATCTCACCGGAGCCGCCTACACCGCCGGCTCCTCCGACTGTCGTCCCGGCTCCGCCGCCACCGGCCCCACCGCCGCCAGTGCCACCGGTGCCGCCCTTGCCTCCCGTTCCGGAGTCCTGCGAGCCGCCGCCGCCGCCGCCGTAGCCGCCAAGCTCGTCGGTGGAATTGTTACCAGCGTTCCCAGCTCCACCGTTCGTGCCGCCGCCCGGCACGCCGCCGCCGGTGAACGCGCCGTCTCCACGTGGAGCGCTCGTCCCGCCAGCGCCGCCAGCCGATTCTACGTTGCCCGACGTGACACCACCACCCCCACCACCACCGCCACCGCCGTAGTAGCTGAGCGCGCCCGTGTCGCCCTTTCCGCCGGTAGAGCTGCAGCCGCCGCCAGCTGCGCCGCCAACGAATGCCCAATACCCGGTTGAACCAGTCGCACCACCACCGCCGCCCCAACCATGGCCAGGAGCGCCATTCTGGGTTGTTGGCTCGCCGCCGATAGGGGTTCCGGTTCCCCCGGTGTTTCCGGCGCTCATGAGTCCGCCTCCGGAGCCGCCGAAGCGCGCCGTCGCCGACGAGCCCTTTCCGCCGCCGCCGCCGCCGTAGGCGAAGTGTCTGCTTCCGAATGACGTAACGCCACCAACGCCGCCGTCGCTTCCGTCCGCGGACGAGCCGCCGCCGCCGCTCGAGCCGCCGGCCCCGATCGTGTAGCTCACCGTTGCCCCGAACATCGCCCGGTGACACCAGAGGTCCAGATAGCCGCCGCCGCCGCCGCCCGTACCGCCCTGCCTCACGCTTGCAGCGGCGCCGCCTCGACCGCCGCCGCCGCCACCACCACCACCGCGGACGCGAATTCGGAGAAGGATCGCGCCCCCCGGTGGGGTGTAGGTCCCCGACGTGGACGAGACGAATTGCTCGATGAGCCGGAACGGCGGGTTGTACACGGGCATTACGTGAACTCCCCCGTGTTTGCGGCGCCCGTGTTCGGGTCGGTCGCCCACACGCCAGTGATGATGCCCGTGTAACCAAACGGACATTCCCACGTCCCGCCGGCCTTCACGATCGCGTTGTGCGACGTGGCCGAAGCCGTGGAGCCGCACTTGATGTAGAGGTCCGCCGTGCTCGTGTTCGTCACCGTCGCGCCCTTGCGTGCCGTGTTCGCCGAGATGAGCGTGGCGCTCGTCGTCGTGTCCGACACAGACCCAAACGAGCACGTTCCGCACTGCATCGTAACGATCGCGCGACCCTTGAGATCACGCCATTCCGGAACCGCGTCACCATCCGCCGACACCGCCGTGGGTTCCGCCGCCGACGCGCGTCCGCCGACGTAAAGCGGGTTCCCGGCGACCGCCGCATCGGTTGCCGCGGCGCCCTGCACGGTGAGCCCCGACGCGTTCCCTAGCTTCGTGGCGCCCGCCAAAACCTCGACGTACATCCCACCGGCGGAATTCCCGTTCGCCGTGACCCAGTCCAGATCGGCGCTCACCTCGCTCGTCGAGGGCGTGTCGCGCCGACGGAGCATCATCGCCGGACCCTCGGGGTTCGCCGGCGCCGCGGCATCTTCGACGTATTCGTCGACGAGGTTGATCACGTTCACGCGTAGCGCGTTGTTCGTGTCGTCCATGCACGAATCGCCGGACCCATCGCGAATGCCCACCTGCAAAGCTCCGCGCCGATTCGCCCAAACGTACGTCGCGTCGCCATCCGCTGAAACGGGCGTAGTAGCGGCGTCGCTCGCGTAAGCCGAAACGGCTACCGGCGTTCCGCCCATCGCGCCATCGTGCGGCGTCACGCCCACGACGCCGATTAGGGAGCCCGCCACGGGGTTAATCCAAACCGCGTTGTTGGTGTCATCCATCGCCGAGTCACCGGCGGAATCCCGGAGCGAAACGTTCAGTGCGCCTTTACGGGTGAGCCAAAAGTAAACCGCGTCATCGTTCGCGCTCACATCGGCCGGCGCCGTAGAGCTCGCTCGGCCTGATACGTTGATTGGATTGAAGGACCCAAGGGCGCCATCGTTCCCAATGGCTCCTTGTACTGCGAGCCTCCCGCTCGTCCCGACAGCACGGTCCCAGTTGCCGTCATAAACCATGAGGCACGAACCAACCAGTGGCGTCGTCGGGTTCGCCATGTCGTCGGAAAGTGCCCCGGCCGCGGGGAGTTCCGTATCGACGGTCCCGCTGACAGAAACGCTGCCGGAGACGATCGAGACTCGAACGGAGTTGTTCGTGTCGTCCATCGCCGAATCACCCGCCGAATCGACGAGCCGTGCCATGGTGGCGCCGCGGCGATCGAGCCAGGTATAGGAGATGTCCCCGTCCGCCGAGACCGCCGAGGGGACCGCGTCCGAGGCGCGCCCCGCCGTAAGAAACGGATTACCGAACGAGCTCGCGGCGGCATCGTGCGCCGCATTGCCCTGAACCGGGATCGTCACCGTCGCCGTGCTCAAGTCGATCTTCACGCGCCCCACGCGATCGATCCAAATGGACTGGACGTCGCCGTCAGCCGAGACCACCGAGGGCGTGGCCGTCGACGCGCGCGCTCCGGCTATGATCGGGTTACCGGCAACAACCGCGTCGATCGCCGCCGGGCCTTGGACGAACGCGCCCCCGGCGGAATCACCGCGAGCGCGATCCCACGTCGCGCCGTCGAACCAGTGAGGGAACGATCCAACATAGGGCGCCGTCGGGTTCGCCGTGTTGTCCGCGAGCGACGTGCCGGCGGCGGCGACTTGCGTCACGCGAACCGCGGCGAGCGTGTTGTCCATCGCGGAATCGCCGTCGTCGTCACGCAAAGCAACGTGGACGGCGCCGCGTCGGCTCATCCAAACGACCTGCGATTCATCATCGGCGCTGACGGCCGTGGGGGATGCCGTCGAAGCGCGCCCGCCGACGGTCACCGGGTTCCCGGACAGCGCCGCGTCGACGCCGGCCATGCCTTGCACGCGAACAGAATCGAAGTGCTTGACGTAGAGCTCGCCAGCGTTAGTGCCGCGGAGCGCGACGTTGTCGCCGTCGGCGCTCGTGAGCCCACCCGCTCGGGCGTCGTCGCGCACGACAATCACAGCCGGAGCAGTCGGGTTCGCAGGTGCCGCAGCATCCTCCGTGTATTCTGTCCCCGAGACGCCCGAGCCGATGTTCACGTCGAGCCGCCCGCTCACGAGCGCGGCCGGCAGTTGCGGCGTGTCTACCGTGAGCGAGTTGCCGCCGTCCTGCACCGGAAGCGCGTTCGCCCCGACGTCGACCGGGGTGATCGTGCTCTCCGGGCCCCAAACCAGCTTGATCCGCTGGAATTCGCGCGGCTCTCCGCCTTCCGTGACGATATCCGCCGCGACTTTGGATCCCCCGGTGCCGGGGTTGAGTTCAACGGAGCCGAAAGACACTAGCTAGGCGCTGCCTCCGTGGTGGTTTCATGTGCGGGAGGTGCGGCGGGCTTCGGTGCGGGAAGAGGCGCGGGAGCCAGTGCAAGAGCGCCCCACGCCCCCGCGGAGCCGTCCGGCGCCTTGACGCGCAAGAGCCGCGCGCCGTGCGACGCACCGAGAATCGCCTCGAGGTAGAGCTCCTCGGGCGCGCTTTCGGGAACTAGCAGGATTCGATCGCGTTCGACTTTGAGTTGCATGGCGGTTCTCACTGTTCAGTTTGCGAGCATTGCGAAGAGCACGGTGTTATCGACCGTCGCCTCGTGAATCAGCACGAGCGTTTGCCCGGCACTCCACGAAGGCAGCTGAAACTCGTACAGCACGCCCGGCGCCATGGTGAAGCCGACCTTATCCGCGGTGCCGGCGTCCGATGCCGCGGCGGTGCGATCCACCTCCGGCGCCGGCACATCGGCCAGCACGCGGAGAGTGCCCGCGATGGTGACGGGGTTCGTCACGCACTGCAGAAGGATCCGCCGGCCGGACCAGTCGAGCGGGAGCGGGGTCAGCTTGTGTCCCGTATCGCTATCGATCAGGAGTCCCCCGAAGTTGTTCGGGGTGCGGCCAATATCGGTGGGGAATCGCGGTGCGCTTTCGGTTCTCATGCTGCCTCCATCGCCTGCTGGTAAGGCGTCTGCTGCTCGGTCGTGGTTTCCAGCGCCTTCGTGTTCACGTTGCCCGACGACGGCTCAGGTGGCACGACGCCGGTAGCTTGGAGATCGCCGACGCTTTCGAGCATCGGGTCTCCCGTGAATTCGAACGCGAGCGAGTAGAGGATTCGCTTACGGTATTCGAGCTTCGTGCCCGACTCGGCGACGCGCGTCGCGACCATGAATCGCATGCCTTCCCACACGTCCGGCCGACGCTCCTTGAGCGCTTCGATCCCTTCCCAGTTCACCTGCCCGCGCGCCATGTCCTCGAGCACGCTCGGCGGATCGGCGAGCGCTTCCGCGTACCGCACGATCTTCGCTTGCTCGTGGGGCGGAACGATCGGAGGGTCGAGGTGCGGCTGCAGCGACTTCCCGAAAGTCGAGTACGGCTGCGGCATCTTCGTGGCGAGCCACGCGTAGTCCTCGGCAATCCGCCGCCCCATGGCGAAAGCCACTTCGGGCTGCTCTGCGGCGAGCGGCGCTATCCGCTCCTCGACGAGCGTCGCAAGCGTTGCCGGGTTGCGTTGCGCCCGTAGCACAGTTTCGCGCACCTGTTGAAAGCGTTCGGCGCGATCCTTCGACGTCGCGGCGACGATCGCCCCACGCACCGGAAGCTTTCGCACGTTGTCCAGGCCGGCGAGCACGCGGGCCGCCGTGTCTGCGCGCATCTCGACGGACGCCACGCGGTCGGCGAGGCGAGAGATCGCTGCCGAGCCCCGCTCCCGAACGAGCTTGTGGGCTGCGCTCGCGACGCTGCCGGTCACGAGCCCAGCGACCGCACCGAGCGGGATCGAGCCCGTTGCGAGCCCCGCCAGAGTCCCAATCAGATTGCCAGTGACGCCGCCTACGCCGTAGTCACTCGGGCTCGTCCAGCGGTTTTTGATGCGCCGCTGCCCCTCGCGTCGAGCCCCCTCGTGCAGTGTCGAAAACTGCGCGTAGTCGCGCTCCGCTGCCTTCCACTTCGCCCCGAGATCGGGGGCCGCACCGTCGACCGCCTCGTCGAGCGTCGTGCGCATATCCTGATAAAGCTTCGTCCACTGCTCGGCCGCCGGGTTGCGCTTGAAAGCCGCCTCCTCGTCGAGCTTCCGAATGAACGTGGAGTCCTTCCAAAGCCGCGTAAACGCTACGTCGCGGCCCTCTTCCGCCGCCAGGCGGTACGGCTCGAGCTGCCGCTCGACGCGGTCGGCTAGGCGTCGATTGCCCGAGACCCCGGACGCTCGAATGTCCGCGAGCCGCGCGTCGACGCGCTCGAGAAACTGCGGGATGTTCGCGCGTACGCCCGCCGTATCGAGCTCGGCCGCGACGTCACCCATCACCTTGCCGGCGTTCTGCCGCTCGACGTTCAGGGCTCGGCGCGCGGCGTCGTGATCGTCGAGCGGGATCCGCCGCTCGCGCATCTTGACCGCCACCTCTTCCAGCGCGCCCATGTTCGCGCCGTCGTTCGTGAGCTTTCGGAACGTCTTGATGTCGTTCCCGATCACCGACTTCACCACGCGCTTGTCGGCGAACTCGCGCACGGCCTGCCGGAACGGCTTCCCGTCCGTCATTGCTGAAACAACGCGCTTGCCGGCGCTCCCCACGAGCGAGCCGCTCGCACCGACGGCAGCGCCCCCGAGCAGCCCGTACAAGGCCCCGTCACCGAGCCCCGAGAGTGCCCGCTCTGCGGTCCATTCGGTCCCCTCGAGCGCCGAGTCGGCGAGCGACGAGCCGAGCCCGTACGCGGCGCCCTCGATTGCTCCACCGGTGCCCATCTTCGCGCCGCTCACGAGCGCGCGGGCGAGCGTGCCCTCGCCCGCGTAGCCGAGCGCCCGTGCCCCCGCCTCGACGGCGCGTTCACCGAGCGCGCCCGCTCGAGCTGCCATCCGCGCCGGCGCACCAACGGCACCGACGCCGCGCGCAACGAGCCCCGAGCCGCCGCTTACGAGCGTCGGCGCGACCATGCCGGCGAACTCGCCGACTCCCGCCTCGACGGGGTTGATCTCCGCTCGCTCGAGGGCCGCCTGCCTGTACTCCTCGCCACCGAGCTCGGCTAGCGCCGCGGTTCCGAGCCCGAGCGTCGCGCCGCGAAGGGCACCCTCACCGGCCGTGATTGCTTTCTGCCCGAGCGTCGAGCGCTCGCGCTGAATCTGCCGGTGTGAATACTCGTCCGGCGCCTCGAGCCGCGCACCCGCCGCGAGCTCCCGGTCGACGTCCTCGACGGGCACGGAAAAAGCCGCACCCGACTCGTCGCGCATGTACGCCCGGCCGTCTTTGACTACCGCTTCGGCCATTATTCGTACCTCCGGTTCCGAGACGGTGCACCTTGGAACGGCTGCCCCGCGTCCGGGTCCGCGTACACCGAGCCCCGGACGATCGAGTCTTTCTTGGCTCCGAAAAACTGCTTCGTCTCGTTGATCAGCGTTCGCGCGCGCTCTTTGCTGCCGAGGAGCGCCTGCGCGTCACCGAGTCGGCTCTCCATGCGCTTGCGCTCATCGTCGCTCATCGCGCCTTGACCCTGCGCGACCGAAAGCGCCGGCCCGAGCGAGCCCGCGAGGGATTCGATCTGCCGCTGCTTTTCGATATCCGACAGGCTCGAATCGTTGACGATCTGTTCAAGCCGATTGAGCTGCCCACCAATGTGCTCGAGGTTCGAAACCGCCTCTTGCACCGGACGCCGATCCGACCCGTCCACCACGAAGCCCGTACGCCCGTTGATACGCACCATTCGCTTTCGCGCGTCCTCCGAAAGCGGTTTCGGTCCTCCGACCTGCACGACGCGCTCGGGCTGGTACTGCCACTGCTCCACGACCTTGTCGCCTAGCTGCTGCTCGCGCTCGAGGCGTCCCTGCGCGCGCTCCTCGTCCCACATGGCGAACTTCATGCGCAGCTTGTCGGCCGCGTCCGTGGCACCCGCATCTACGAGCATCTTTTCCCCGTACGCCTGCACGAGCGCACGCTGCCGATCTCGTAGCTCCGCCTCCGCAAGGCGCGGATCGCCGTAATGCTTTTCGAGGCGCTCGAGCTCGGTCTCGCGAGCGACGAGGTTTTGTCGGCGCATATCTCGGCGCCGCACCTGCAGATCGACAGAGCGATCTTGAGCCTCGCGCAGACGGTCCAGCGGGCTCGGGCCTTTCGAGCCCGACGCCCCGTGCGCGAAAGAACCAACGATCGAGACGATTGCACCGATCACCTTTGCCCAGTCCTCCCGGTCGAAAAGGGTATCGGGCTTGATCTCGAGGCTTTCGATAGCCTTGCGCTCCTTGTCGATCTCTCCCTGCCGGCGCGCATAATCCTCGTTCATGAGCCGGTTGCGTTCTTCTTGCTCACGAATCGCGTTTTCCTCGCGGCGGATCTGACGCCCGAGTGCCCCGCTCATCCGTTCGGAACGCTGTGCTTCCTTCTCCGAAAGTCCCTGCGCCGCGAGCTTCTTGTCGATCGATGCGTCGGCGAGTGATTCCTCGGTTTCGTCGAGCAGCTCGCGCCCCACGCCGATTTGTCGCGTGAAGCCCGCGCGAATGTCCTTACCACCGACGCGCGCGAAACGCGGACGCTCAGGTGGCGGCTCACCACCGCCACCATTCGCAACGTTGCTAATCTCTCCGCCGCCGCGTAGTGCTGCTTTTTTAGCTTCGGCCTCTTCCTGCTTGCTGATGATCTTCACGCCTGCGTTGCGCCGGTCAAAGTCGGCCTGCAGCCGATCGGCTTCTGCATCGGACACGCGCCGCTTTGTCTCGTTGAGTTCGCGCTGTTCGCGTGCGACACGCACGCCCTCACTCTCCGGGGCCCCGGCCGCCAGCGCCCGCGCGTCGCGTCCGCCTTCGGTTAGATCGGGGAGTCCACGCACCGTGCCACTCGCTCCGGGCCGTTCATTCCCCTGCCGCGCTGCAAGCTCCCGCGGGTCTATGCCCGTCTCCTGTCGAAGCACCAACGGCTCTTCCGGCAGCATGCCCGTCATGCGGAATGGTGCGGCTTCGGCCAAGGCTCCGGAGCTAGGCCCCACCATGCTCAATTCCGGCGGAAGCGGTGCCGGCGTGTATCCCATCGCCTGCAGCTGCTCCTCTGCGACCGCCAGGCGCATCGGTCCCGCTGGCGTCTCCACGAGCGCCAAACCGTCGGGCTGCAACTGATACGTGCCGGCCATGGCTTTCTACCGTCGACGCCTCCCTGCCGCGCGATCGAGCACCGCGTCGGGGTCGCCCTCGAGCGCGTCGAGCTGCTCGCGCAGCCGGTCGAGTTCGGCCTGCGTAACCGAGCCCTGCTGCTGCGCGCTGCGCATCTGCCGCGTGAGGTTCCCGATCTGGCTCGTGTTCGCCATCGTGAGCCGAGGCTCGTTCACGCGCTCCATCCCATCCGCACCGCGCGAAACGACGCCCGGGATCCCCTTGAGCTCGTCGGTCATGGGTCCCGCGAACCGTCCGCGCCCAGCTCCGGGCCGATCCCTGAACTCGGGTTTGTATTCGAACGAGCTCGCGCTCGGCTTTTGGAATTCGTCGTCGAGGTGGTGCGGCGTGCCCGTCGCCGGATACTCGGCCCGAGCCTCCTCGAGCGCTGCGTAGGTTTTTTCGAGTTCGTCGTCGAGCTCGGCGATTCGCTCCTTACTGTGCCGGTCGCTCATGAGCCCCGCGGCGCCCTGCATCGCCGACAACCCGCCGGGCTGCTGCATCATGGGTCGTGCGCCGAAAGCGCTACCCATCGTGCCGCCGGCAGAACCAGCCATCGCCGGGCGTGATCCGCCGAACATGCTACCGACGCTGCGCGCGAACGGCGAGGCCCCGCCACCGCCGAAGGTACCAGCGACGCGCCCCATGGGCTTCGCGGGTGGGGGAGACTGACGCCCGAACACGCCCGCAACGGCGCCCATGGGCGACTTTTGAGGCGTCCCGCGGCTGGCCGGCGCCATCTGCGCCGACTTCCCCATCATGTTTCCCATCATTCGAGGATCCCTGTTGCCGTAGAACATCGCTAGTCTCTCCC